TCAGGCTTTTCCATGACGGTCCTCCTTCGGTAATGCGAAATACGAATTCCAGTAGCTCCAAATGACTTCCCGACAGAAAGTGACTTGTTTAGTCGCGAACTCGAGAAGGTCGGGGTGGTCAGCCTCACAGGCCTTCAGAAGATCGAAATACCCGTGAATGCGCTCTTCCTCCACCAGTTTGACAATGGACATGGCGTCGGACTGATTGCCCTCAACCAGTGCGATCTTTTTCCAGTCCGCACCGTTGAACTCGAGCACGTCTTCGGGACTATACGGGGCCTTATCCGGATCATCCATGTGGATCAGGTATCGAGCCATGCCACGGGGATTCTCCAATCGCAGGATCACCTTTGGGCCGCCGAATTGCTCAAAGAAACGCTCGGCGTTCTGGCGCGTGGTCGTGTTAGCCCACATGGCAATCACATGTCGGTGTGGTTTCTTTAACTCGCCAGTGGCGATGTCGGCAATGTCCTGATCGTGTACGGGAGAGACGAGGATTTCCAGACCGCTGATCTTCATTCGGTTTTCCCAATCGTCCGGACAACTATCGGGATAGATTAGACCAGCCCAGTACCGGCCTTTTTCATTGGTTGTTTTTCGTTGATGAGTCATGTTGTCCCTCATCCCTCATCCCTTGTGGGGGTGTCGTAGTAGCCCCCACAATTTATCCGTTGGGCGTGTGCGGGCTCTCGCTGCCGCTTCGCCCGCTTCGCCATCATTGCCGGGACGTCGCAGTGACTGAATGTCCTGATCCGTCATAAACGGCACATGGATGTACCGCACGGTATTGGACTCGCTGTCCCACAAATAGCCGTCACCGGGACGGCTGAAGCTGATCTGCCATGGACGGGCACCTCGCTGCACGGCGTCCTCGCCAAGGGCCATCACGGCCTCGCTCTTGGAATTCAGACGCAACGCTAATGTGGTAAGCAGCAGACTGCGATAGGGGAGACTGGTGCTCACGCGTGGGTTCTGTGTGGCCACGACCACGGTGCAGTTCAATGCTCTAGATCGAGACAGTGCCGATCTGATGGACTCCACGCATGCGTCCGAAGTCTTCTTGTCGGAACCGGAACGGATGAGATCGGCGGCCTCATCAATGACGAGCAGGCGGTGCCGCTCGTGCTGGTCATCGACGGTGCGGACTTGCCCACGCCAACGTTCGGCTCGTGCGTCCACGTCCGTGTTGAAAGCGGAGAGAAGATCTTTTGCTTCTTGTAAGGAGTAAGCCTTGTTATCGAGCACGGCGGCGTAGTTTTCGGCCTCCATGCCGGACTTCAAATCAATGAACCAGACTTCCCCGCCAGCCTCCACCTCTTGCCTGATGATATTCGCAATGACGCTGCCCTTGCCGGAATTGGACTCACCGATGATGGCGAGGTGGGCGGTGCGGGGTATCGAAGCCATTTGCTTTGGCCTCGATACCTCTGCACCTAGCTCATACCGTTGAACGGCATTCTGTTTCTTAAGAAGCATTATCGAAGCTCCTTCAGTTTCGCGAAGGTGACCTTGTATTGCGCTGATCGGAAGAGTCTGCGTGGAATGATCCGGACCTCGGTGGGCTGGAATCTCATTCCCAATCGCGGAGCTACTTCGTCCGCCCACTTGTTGATTCCCTCGTCGCTCGTGTAAGCGGCCGGAATCGTAAAGGTGATCCGTGAAGGGTTCCGGCGCCATTTCACGGAGCAGCATTTGATCTGCTCTTTTGTGAGAGACAGCGGCTTAGTCGATAGGGCGGATGTCATTAGGCCATTGCGCAGGGTTGATCCTACGTATGCCGCAAATCCGATGACTGCAATAGTGAGGGCGATTGCAAGGACTGCGGATGGATGCTGATGCACTAAGGTGATAAGTGCGTCCATTTGTCCTCCTTGGTTGGACTTAAGGGTTTGGATTGTGGATGCGGCTGGAGGACGTTGTCGGACGTCCTCCAGCGCTATATGTCAGATGCCGAGGGTCTGTTTGATCATGGCCATCTCAAGCTTGCTGGGGAAGATCCTGCCGATCGGCATTCCGTCAATCAGGACTTCGATGCATTCGTAGCGGTTGCCGGTTTTGCTGATGCCCTGCACGATTTCCGCGTGCAGCCGGGACGTTTGTTCGTCTGCCATATTGTTTGCTCACCTCCTTTCTGGATTTCGTTGATGGTTCCATCCAATCGCGTATTCAAAAACTTGTTTTTATTGAGGTGTAAAATTTACACTGAACAGTATTGAAGAGGATTGCTTTTCGTTGGAATTACAGCGTTTTTAAGGATCTGGGAAAATATGAAAAGTGACTGCGATAATCTGATTCTTGCCTTGAAGTCGTTGGCTAGGTCGAAAGGATTGAGTCAAAAAGAGCTGGGTGCGAGTCTAGGTTTTAGTCTTAACCGAACGAAAAATCTTTTCTCAGGACGGTCAAAACTCAGCGGTGAGGAAGTGCTTCGGATTCTCACCAGTCGAGAGCATCCGTTGCCGGAATTGAAGCGTTATCTACCGCTTTACCAGCTGCAACAAGATTTATGGGACATCGAGTCCGAAAACCGTGACATGTCTGAAGAGAGCGAACTGGCTGTTGGCGATGCGCAAACAATACAGGGTTCCCTTATGACGGCAAATGTCAATAAACCACTTGCGGAGATGGCTCGCGATGTCATGCATGACAAGAAATGGCGAGTGCTTCCGACCGGCTGGATCTGTTCGGCGACAATCGCGGACGGTAAATGTACGTATGATCCGATTGCTCCAGACTTCGCAACGGCAGTATCGGCGATGAAGAAGATGGGATGGATCTGGAAGCGAGGGGGTGGCGTATTCGCAGATTGGAACAAGATAAATGGTTGCGCGTCAGGGGAGGTGTCAGATGAATATTGTGAGAACACTCTACGGTCGTTCATCCTTGATCCTGAAAATGATGTAAACATGAGTGACTCGTTCCGTCAGGCCGTACAGAAATATTGGGTAGGGGCTGCTGACGCCGAAGAAATCAACCGGCTTCGAAATGTTGTGGAAAATGTTCGGCGGATGGCTGAGCATTGGGCAGATTGGGAATTGTCTGACGAGCCCAATGAATACGGTGTGTCACCAAAACAGATTTATGTGAACAAGTTCGACTACTTCGAGCAAGAGGTGCTCGGAATGCGGCAGCTTCATTTTGATTTGCTCAATGATGGAACTGAAATTCCGTCCGACTTGGAAACTAGATATCGTGAGACCTTCTCGGAAGACGGCAAGCCTTACAAATATTCCTACCGCATTGACCCTATCCTCAAAGTCAACGATGGTCCAGGGCCTCTTGTGGACGCTTCGCCAGAGGATTGGAGACGGTACTATGCAATCCGCGATGGCTCGTGATTTTGTTGATTCATGTTGGTGCTGCTTGGTGGATTTGTCCAGAATTTGTCCAGATTCACGGTGTGTAGACGGATGCTGGAATACGAAAAAAGGCTAGGAACCAAATGATTCCTAGCCTTTCGATTGGTAGCGGGGCATGGATTTGAACCGTGGACCTCTGGGGACACCAGAGGTCCACGGTTCAAATCCATGGGGCTTCTGAGCTTATCCAAGCTCAGTTTAGCCGCGTGAAGATCAGGATGCCCATGATGGATCATGAGAAACAAAATCAGCGCACCGGTCCCATGGCGCAAAAGCATCGAAGGGTGGACTGACACCCTTAGGGCGGCCGGCCTATCAGCACAAACCATCAAAAGCCGACGATACAAGATGATCCATCTATCATGGCTACTCATGCCGTCAGGCCCCAAAGACGTGACCACGGAGCAGATTGTGCAGGTCTTTGCGCGACAACAATGGAAACCGGAGACGCGCAAAGCATACAGGAACACCATATCGTCGTTCTTCCGATGGCTGCATAAAAGCGGCAGACGGTCGGATGATCCGAGTCTGGACGTGCCAAGGGTGAAGAAGCCGCACGCGCATCCCAGACCATGCCCGGACCGTTACATCGCTGCGGCGATGGAGATGGCCACGCCGTCGGAAAGACTCATGATCCGGCTGGGCGCGGAGTGCGGACTGCGGCGTGGCGAGATTGCGCGGGTCCACAGCGATGACGTGGTGGCCGACAGCGCCGGCCGGTCATTGATCGTGCGCGGCAAAGGCGACAAGCAGCGCATAGTGCCGTTGCCGGATGATCTGGCCGGCATCATCATGGACGCGCATGGCTACCTGTTCCCCGGCCGGTTCGGAGGCCACGTCGAAGAATCATATGTCGGCGACCACATCAGCCATCTGCTGCCAGACGGATACGGCGCACACACGCTGAGGCACAGATTCGCCACGGTGACGTATGCGACGACGCATGATCTCTTCGTCGTGGCCGAACTGCTCGGCCATGAGTCTGTGGAGACCACAGAGCATTACGTGGCCATGCCCGATGGCCGTTTACGTGCGGCAACGGCTGCCGTCAGACTTGACGTTTAGGCCGCGTGGCGTGCCGAGAGCCGTGCTTTCTTGGTGCGAGCCGCCTTCGTCACGTCGTTGTCCTTCCAGTAGCACCAGATGGCGCTGCCGGCTGTCCATGCGAGGCTTACGAGCTGCGTGATGGTCGTGTCATCGATGTTGAGCACCGGATGGCCGAACATCGTCAATGCCTGGTTGACGAGCGCGAGCAGGAGCACGAGGAATCTTGAGACCGTCCCGCTGTCGATTTTCGGTGTCGTGGCCGGCATGTCTTCGGCCACATCATCATCGGTGGCGGTGACGGTGGCCCCTTGTGAGGTCTGTCCATCGATCGGCAGCATGCCGAGTCGCGCGGTGGTGTCGGTCGATGGCAGGCGGTTTTCCGTGGTGTCGGTCATGAGTTTCCTTCCAGTTTGGCGATTTTTTCGGTGAGTGCGGTGATCTGCTGCTGTTGCGCCTCGATGGTCTTGGTGAGTTTGTCGATGCGGTTCGGGATCTCGAAGCAGATGGCGTTGTACACGTTTCCGCCTGGCGCGCTGCCCCTGTAGTTGTAGGTCATGATGCTTGCGCAGATTCGAGACGGCAATTCATAGGTGAGCATGTTGTACATGTTGCCGCCTGGCGTTGCGTTTTTCCCGTTTGGCTTGTATGCCCAGTTCCATACTTCGTCTCCGGCGTTTGCCATTTCGTCTCCTTCGTATCCGTTGATTTGATTCGCTTGGTTGATGACCGACTGCCAGTCGAGGCCGTTTGGACACCGGTCCGGGCAGGCGGGATGCGTGCTCGGTGGGATGTCGCGGTGTAGGAAGATGTTCTTGCCGCGCTCCAATCGGCCGAGGCCGTACCGTTTCGCGATGTCGGCGCAGAGTCTGGCGGATGCCGCGACGCATTCCTTGGTGCAGGGGATGAAGTCGAGGCCTCCCTGGTGCTCGATGCTGATTGACCGGAGGTTGCTTGACTGCGAGCCGTCGGCCCATGCGCCGTCCGCTTCCGACACATATTGGTGGATCTCGCCGTTTCCTCCGATTCCGTATGTGCTTGATGCCTGTGCGCTTGTTTTGGCGAAGAGGCTGTCGGTGCCGGCGAGATATCCGGCCATGACATGCAACGTGATGCGGTCAACCTTGTTGCCTTGGCGTCCGTCGTAATGGTTCGGTGAGCCTTTCCATATGATGCCTTCCATATATTCCTTTCAGTCGAACAGGTCTTCAGGTGGTTCCGGCGGTGGTGGTGGTGCGCGGCGGTAGATGTGGTCGATGAGTTGCCGGTTATATTGCCAGAGGCGTTGGTTGTCGGCCTGCATCTTCTGTGCGAGCCTGTAGGCTTCCATCTTGTTCTTCGCGGCGGCCGAGAGGGTGGAGACCAGTGCGCCGACGACCGCGCCGATAGCGCCGACGATGGCGATGACGAGATCCGTCATGCGGCCGGCCACATCATGGTTGCATAACGATTGTCGGAGATTTGTCCGCCGCCGCGACGCGAGTAGACGATGACTCCGGTGGGTTCGACGATGAATACACCGATTGAGGTGTTGTTGGAGCACATCGGTGCGAAATTCAGTGCGAGCGGCGGTCGTGCTTCCTCGGGGAGCTGGCCTGGCATTTGGCTTTCGCTCCATCCTTTGGTGCCACTGTCTGAGAGATTAATCGTGACGTAAACGAATCCATGTTTTATCGTGTATTCGCATTTCCAGCCTGATTTGTTGACAAGCGTTGTTTTGGCTTTGTCATCGGCGGTGTACCAGTGTGCGTGATGCCAGCTGGTCCCGTCCCAGATGTACGGGCCGGTGTTGTCGCCGTCCGAGGTGACGAAGCCGGTCTGGCCGACCGTGGCCGTCTGTGCCTTCAGCGATTCGAGCGTGGTGGCGATCACAGGTGTCGCACCGGCTGGGGTGGAGCGTCTATCGACGGTATCCAGCGCGGTCTCGAAGGTGTCGGCCATGGCCTTGAAGGAGTCCGGCGCGGATGACACAAGGTCGGTGCCTTCCGGATACGAGAGGCCGTAGATTGGTGTTGTTGCGGTCATTATGGTCCTTTCTGTCAGTCGATTGTTTGGATCATCGAGAGGTCGCAGATGTGCATGTCGATCTGCCGCCATTCGAGTGTTGATTTGGCGAGGTCGCTCCATGTCGGTTGGCGTGCGAGCAATGGACGGAGCGGGGTGATCGTCGCTTCCTGGGTGAGGGTCGGTGTGCCGGCGGACCACCGGTATCGGAGCGTGCCGCCGATGGTCATCACCGGTCCCGTGAATGCAGGCCGGCCGTCGGAGCCTACCAGGATGGATGCCTTGGCCTTGGCAATGAGGAAAGCACCGGAGGGAGAAGCGACGTAAGCCCACGGGAATCGTGCTGGGTCGATTCGGCGGCTGTCGAAGGTCACGGTTTTGGGGACCATGCGCAGGTCGTGGGTCTCAAGCCATTCGGCGATGTTCGTCCGGTCCGTGTCGCTGACCGTCGAGACCGGGCCGCTGTTCCAGACGCCGCCGGATTCGTCCACGGCGAGCATGTCGGAATCGAGGGTGTGGCTTTTTTGGGTCACGGTTAATTGCGGCGGGAGCCGGTTCTGGTCTCCAATCGTGATCTCCACGTCGTCGAAAGAGAGTTTGCCGTTGTCCGATTTGACACGTTTCGCATTGATGACAACCCGCGTGATCGGCTCGGTGATGGTCAGTGACGTCGATGCGATGATGTCGCCTGCATCGAGGGCCTTGCGTGTCTCTCCATTGGTGAGGACGGAGAGCTTGCCGTCGGTGGTGAGGTGCACGGCGATCTGGTCGGTCAGGCAAAGCGGATGCAGGCTTGATGTCGCTCCGCTGTAGGTCTCATGCCATTGCGGGAGTCCTGGCCCTGCGGCTAGGCGGTGCAGGAGGTCGAGTTGTGATGGATGTTCCGAGGCGGTGTATGGGGCCACGGATGACGGGAGGGGCAATCCGTCGAGGTGGGCTTCCGGCGCGCCTTGCGCTGCCGCGCGGCGGTTCAGCTCCTTCAGGCGGTCGGCCGGCGTGCCAATCCAGTGCGCGCCGTCCCATTTCGAGCCTGCGTCGGTCGGCCCTTGTGATTGGAGCCGCTTCCAGACGGCCATGAGCGAGGTCGCGGAGAGGCTGATAAGCCATGCGTCGCCGGAGGGTTCGACGCTGCCTCCGGTGGAGACGGTGCCAGCGAAAATGGTCGTGGCCGGAGAATCCGGAGAATCCGGAGAGTAGGTCTTGTGGAGCGTTGCGAGTGGGATGCGGAGGTCTGACCATCGGCCGAGCGTCGGGCTGAGGTCCATCCATCGCGGCTGGTTGGAGAACTGCACGACCACTTTCATGCCGGCTAATGTCAATGCCTGGCCTGCGAGCCGTCCGGTGCGGTCGCGGAGGGTGAACGACATGACGGCCGGCTCGGGTTGTTCGTCGATGCCGTCACTTCCCCAATCGATGGTGAAAGAGTCCAGGGCCGCTACATCCTTGGTGGAATCGTTCACCGGTGTCCAGCCGTTGCCGGTGTCGATGAACATGAAGCACTGCTGCATCTCTCATGACCTCCTTGCGTCGTAGTCGGCCAGGAGCCGTTTGATGGCCTTGGCGGTGCCGTCCTTGTCGATGACCTCGCCGTTGATCTCCACGTTCCAGGTGTTGACCACGGCTGGCGTGGCCGTGTTGCCCTGGGCGGAGAGGTTGAGGGGCATGGCCGCCAGTCTGCGGTTGGCGCGGCTGATAGCGGTTTCGACGTTGTTGTCGAAACCGTTGTTGAGGCCCTGTGCGAAGCCGGTCATGATGGCCTGGCCGGCTGGGATGAGCAACCTCCGGTCGTAGCTGATCGGGCCTTTGTGGGCCTTGATCCAGTCGCCGATGCCGCTGATCCAGCCGGTCACGTTGCTCCACATCGATTTGAGGCCGTTGAGGAATCCGCTGATGATGCTTGCGCCGGCGTTGTAGAGCAGTGTGCCGGCTCCGGAGAAGAAGCTGCCGATTGTGCCCGGGATGCCACGGAACCATGAGACGACGCCGTTCCAAGTGTTTTTTGCGCTGTTCGCGGCGTTGTTGAAGGCCCCGCCGATGGAGCTGCCGAGGCCGCTGAACCATCCGAGGATGCCCGAGACGCATCCGGCGATGAAATTGGTGAAGCTCGACCAGATGGCCTTGCCGGTGTTGGTGCAGGTGAAGAAGTAGGTGAGTCCGGCCACGAGCGCTGCGATGAGGGTGATGACGACCATGATGGGGTTCGCGCCCATGACAGCGTTGAGCAGCGCCTGTGCGGCCGCGGCCAGCTGCATGGCCGTGGTAACGGCGGTGACGACTGCGACGGCTCCGCCGACCGCGGCCACGAGAGGGGTCACAAGATCCAGATTCTGACTGATCCAGTTGCCGGCGGTCTTCAGCCAGCCGCCGACCGTCTGCGCTGCCGTGGCGACGGCGTTGAGCATGTTGCCGAAGGCCACGCCGGCCGGTTGTCCTCCGGTCATGGCGTTCACGACGTTCATGATTCCGTCCCAGAGCGATTGCAGTCCGGTGCCGACGGATTGCGCGGCCGTCTGCAATGAGGTGAACGCCCCGGTGTCCTTGACCTGTGCGAAGAACGTCTGCAATCCCTGCGTGCCGGTCTGCGCGAGGTTTGTGACTGCCGTCGCGGCCGCGTTGATGCCGCCTGTGACGGCCGGTTTGAAGAGGTTGAAGGCGTCGGTCAGACCGCCGGTGACGGCTGCTTCGAGGTTTCCCATGGCTCCCTCGATGGTGCTGGTCGATGTCGCGGCCTGTTTAGCCACGTCGGTCATGCCGAGGTCCATCAATACCTGGTTAAATTCGTCGGCGGTGATTTCGCCCTTGGCCATGGCATCCCTGAAATTGCCGGTGAAGGCCCCGTTCTTGAGCATCGCTTCCTGGAGTTTGCCGGATGCGCCAGGGATGGCGTCGGCCAACTGGTTCCAGTTCTCCGTCGTAAGCTTGCCCGCTCCGGCCGTCTGGGTGAGCACCATGGCCACGGAGCCGAAGGTGTCTGCGTTGCCGCCGGCCACGGCGTTCAGGTTGCCGGCGGCCTCTGTAAGGCCGGTGTAGTCCTTGATGCCGTTCGCGGCGAGCTGCGCCGTGGTGTTCTGGATGGTTGACAGGTCATACACTGTGCGGTCCGCGTAGTCGCGCGCCGCCTTGCTTGCCTTTTCGACGTTGGCGGTGTCGATTCCGGCGAAGCTCATGGTGTTCATGAACTTGTCGGTGCTGTCCGACATGTTCACCACGTCGCCGGCGAAGCCCTTGATGGTGTCCCACAGCGCGGTCACGCCCTTGACGGCCAATCCGCCGATGGCGCTGCCGAAAGCGGCCGCCTTCGTGGTGGTCCTCTCGAACGCCTTGACGGCATCATCGGCGTTGCCGGTGATGCGCACGCTCATGATCGCGCTGTGCGCCATGGTTCACTCCTTCGGTGTTTCTTCCGCTTCCTTGAGCAGTTCGGCCAGTCCGGTGCCCCAATCCAATTCGTCGGCCTCATTCCTCCACTGCCATGGCGTGCCGCCGAAACGGCTTGCCAGGAGAAACGAGAGACGGCCGAGCGAGTCTTGGGGCCACGCGGCTAGTCCGTAGGGTTTCCCTCTCCCGGCTCCTCCTTCGCTGACGCGAGGTCGAAGGACGCTACGGTGTCCAGCCAATGCTCGAAGTCGGGCAGATTGTGGCCGGCCATGCGCAGGGCCGCGTAGGCCGCGTATGCTCCGGAACGGACGGGTGACTGGGTGATGGGTCCCCAGCCGGCCTCGATGGCGTGCGCCTCGGCCTTGCAGGTGGCGCGCATGGTGATCGGCACGAGCTCGCTGGTCCCGTCCGTGTAGGTGATGCGGGTGGTTGCCATGTCATTTTCCTTTCACTTGGTTCAGTGTCTTGTCTATGAAGTCCTTGTAGACCTTTTGCCATTGGCTCTCGGTGGAGGCGACGCCGTTGTTGACGAAGAGCCGTGGCCGGATGTGCCGTTTCGGCCAGCCGTAATTGATTGGGCCCGCGTATGGCACGGCCTTGCGGCCGGCGCGGATGACGCCGGCGCGTTTCGTCGCTCCGACACGCAGGCTGCCGGCCAGCCGGCCGGTCTTGCCTCGTGGGGCGAGGTTGCGGACGGCGGGCAATGCGATCTGCGCGGCCTCGCGGTTCACTTCCTTCAGGCCGTCCATGTCCGCGCCGGCCTTGCGCATCGTCTGCACGAAGCGTTTCTGGCCGACGACCATGAGTGCCTTGCCGGTCATCACTTGCCCGTGTACGGTGCGTGGGCGACGTTCGTGACGGCGAAGCTCAGATCGTTCGTGTTCTTCGATTTGACGTCGCCGCCGATGGCGATTGGCGCGATGGTGACGTTGAAGGTCCACTGGATCTTGCCGTTCGTGTTCGGGACGAACTGGGCCGGCAGCGTCTCGCCCTTGTGGTCGAAGAGCCAGACGGCCAGACCGTCCTCGCTGAAGTCGTCGCCGACCGTGCCCTCGAACGTCCATGTGGTCGTGGTGTTCGTTTCCTCTGATCCGTCCAAAAAGGTGGTCGGGTCGTCGCTGCTGTTCGACGGGTTCAGCTGCGCCTTGGTCAGGTCGGCACTGAAATCGCGTCCATTTTCCGTGTCGGTGATTTTGAAGATGCCTGGTCCGAGCGTGCGGATCTTTCCAGTCATGATTGTTTTCCTTTCCTTGTCTTATTCGGTTTCCAGGGCGTTCAACGTGACCTGGTAGGCCGCGAGCGTGCCGGCTCCTGCGAGGTTCCATGTTGCGGGCGCGGCCTTCTGGATGTTCAGGCCACGTTCGGCGAGTCTGTCGAGCGCTGTGAGGATGTCATCGACTGCGGATGGCTGCGTGGCCGGCGTGCCAGCGATGACGTCCAAAGTCCAGACCGGTTCCGGCGGGCCCCATGACGGCCATTCAACGGTCGGGGGTTCGACGAACACGGCCACCTTGCCGGCGGCAGGGCGTACCAGTTGGGCGTCGATGCTGATGCTGCTCACGAGCCCGTCGAGCATGTCGGCGAGCGTGTCCATGAGGGCGGCGCGTTGTCCTTGGATGTTCATGCGATCACCATTCCCCCGGTCAGCACGCCGGCGGCGCGGAGTTTCGGCCAGACGGAGCGGAGCGGGTCGGTGGAGATTCTGAATGGTTCCACGGTCGAGTCGCCCACGTCCATGACGCCGAGGCGGGCGTCACGCATGTTGAACAGGTCGGCCGCGCAGGAGACGATGCAATCGGCCAGCAGATCGTCGTCCACGGTGGCGGTGCCGACCGCGTGCTCGACGTATCGGCGCGCCGCCGCGAGTTTGACCGTGAGCCGGTCGTCCTCGCCGGCCGGGACTCCTACCTCGTCGCGGAGTCGTTGCAGCAGGGTGTTGTCCTCGATCATCATGCCGTGGCGAACTTCACCGGAATCAGGCCGTCGGCATGGGTCGTGGCCACGGCCATGTATCCGTAGACGCTGTAGGAGTTTGTCAGGCCGGTCACGTCCCCGTCCGTCAGCTGCGTGGGGCCGCCGGACTCCCACACGGTCACTGCGGCGGGATCGATGAAGCTGGCCAGTCCGGCATCGGCGTTCGGCAGCAGCACGACAGGGACGCGCATGAACGTGCCGGCCACGCCGGTCAGGTCGAAACTTCCGATGGTGTCCGCCCCGTCGCCGCTGAGGTTGAAGAACCGGTCACCGGTGTCCTTGAGTTTCACCAGTGCCTTGAGCACGTCCTTGGAGACCGCGAGGCGTGTCAGCGACACGTTGCGGTCGTCGGCCAGTTCGGACGCGTCGATGATGAGTGACACCCAATCGTCGATGGTCATGTTGGCCAACTGTGGCGCGTCGATCTTGTTGGCGTTAGATGATGCGTCGCGCTGATCCTTGATCTCCGCGTACAGGTGGTCGCGCACTGCCTTCTCGGTGGCCTTCGCGTAGGCGTTCTGCAATGCGGTGAGCGCGGTGTTGAGCATCGGAGTGGTTGACCGTTCGATGGTCTGGCGGGATAGGGTGGTGTAGCCGCCGTAGGTGTTGATGTCGGCTGTCTTGGTGCCGAAGGCGACTTTTCCGAAGGAAAGCTCTGAGCCTTCCGTCTCCTGTTTGCCGACGGCTGTGGTGTCGGAGGTCACGACATGGTATTCCATGCTCATGCCGGTCGCCGGGAGCGTGTCATGTGTCAGGAGCTGGGAGACCTTGCGGCGGTCCTCTATCAGTTTGAGATCATCGGCGATCCAGGTGGCGGTGTTGCCGGTGTCCTTGGTGGAAATCAGTTCGCGGCATTCCTTCATCACGGTCATGGCCTGTTCGTCGCCTCGCGCGAGGGCCTGCATGTATTCGCCGTGGCTCCGGTACGCCGCGCCGATGGCAGCCGGCGCCGGTTTCGCGCCAATCTTGCTGATCTCGGCCTTGATGCCGCGCTGTTCCTCCTGCATGGACTGTATCAGGTCCATCAGTTCGTTGTTGTTCTCCATGGTTTCCTTCCTTTGTTCCACGGCTGGTGCCGCTGATTTGGTCATTTTCGCGTTCTGGTAGGCCGGCCAGCTCACGATGCTGGTCTCAAGCAGACGGACCTTGCGGCGGTGGGTGATGCCGTCGCGGTCCTTCTGCGATTCGATCGGAATGAAACCGACCGAGAAGCTGTCGAGCACGCCGTCACGGATCAGGGTCATGGCGTCGCGGCCGCGTGCCGTGTCGCTGATCCGCGCGGTGATGTGCAGTCCGTCGTCCGTGCTTTCCGCTTTGGTGATGCGGCCGATGGTCTCGCCGTGCTCGAAGCACAGTTTCGCCTCGTCGAGTCCCTGGAACTCGCATTCTCGGTCGAAGGTCTCGGCTCCGTCCCATGTGTCGATGATGTCGCCGAACGGCACGGCGACGCCTTCCACGGTCGAGGTGCCGGAGTCATCGGCCGAGCGGAGCGTCAGGCCCTTCCAAGCGATGGTGCGTTTCTCGATGTTCATTGGTCTTCTTCCTTTCCGAGCGCCGGCAGCCCTTCCTTGCGCCTCACGTCATCGACGGTGAGGAAACCGGCCTCGATGGCTGTCTTGTAGGCCGTGTAACGGTCGCTCATGTTCGCGCGCTGCGAGCTGTCCCAGTCGAATTTCGCGGTCCGGCCGCGCGGCAGCAGACGGTTGAAGATTTCCTCGATCTCGCCGGTGTAGGCGGCCAGCGTGTAGTCGGCGAACTCTATCCACGACTGTTCGATGTTGCTGTAGGTGAGGTTCGAGCCATCGACGGCGGCGAGCATGATGCTTGCCGGGATGCCGAGCAGGCGGGCGATCTGCGTGGTATCGAACTTTTGAGTCTCAAGAAACTGCAAGTCTGCTGGCTTAAGTGAGAGCGGCACGTATTCCAGGTTCTTGCCGACTACCTTGATGTCGCCGGCCTCGCCCGACGCCTTCCATGATGCCTTTGCCTGCTGCGCGGCTTCCTGTGTGATGTTCTCTGATGTGCGCAGATAGCCCTTGAGGTTCGAGCCGTCCGTGAAGAACTTCGCCTTGTAGTCGCGGGCGAGCTGCGCGGCCTCGATCTCCTCGCGTGCCGCCGAGATGGGGCCGAGTCCGCGCAGTCGGCCGGGCACGTTGAGGAATTTGCTGTGCACGACGTCATCGGCGGTGTAGACATGGCCGAGATAGGAGAACCGCAGGTCGGGGCGTGCCGGGTCGTCGCTTTCGTCGGTGACAGTCACGTATTGCGGCGGCAGCATCTCGCAGGTGACGATCTCGCCTTTCCAATCGCGCACGATGCGCGTGAAGGCGTTGCCGTCGAGCACGAGAGAGGCCACGATGTCGGCGATGAAATCACGGCGTGAACGGCTCACGTCCGGCTGCAACACCATGGGGCTCACGTCCGGCAGGTCACGGCCGCCGCGCTGTTCCACGATCGGCAGGCCGGTGATGGCGGTCTGAAGCACCTGCACGCCACGGAACACGGTTGAGAGTTGCAACGGTTCGGTGGCCGGCCCCCGTTTCGGCGGCTTGATGCCGTCCGGCATGTCCGTGCCGTCCGCGCCGCGCGTGAGTACGCGGCCTGCGAGCCTCATTCGTTTCCAAAGATTCATGACGCCGAGATTATGCGCGGCGGCACGTCATGGACAAAAAAACGGTGACATTCAGTGACAAACGGTGACATTCAGTGACAAACGGTGACACGTCAGAAGATTTGCAACGTGCCGTCAGATGGCAGGTGATGCGCTCCCCACGCCGCCAACATGCATGATTCGATCGGCGAGGTCAGCCCGGTGCTGCCACGCCGTGTGACGCGCCATGCGTCGCCGCTCCACGTCCTCGCGCAGCTGGCCGCGCTTGCGTCGAGCTCGGTATCGGCGGCATGGCGAATCAGCCGGTTCCGCAGACCGCTGACGAATGCCTGGCCGACCGCGAGGTAGTCGGATGATTGCATGGCGATCAGTTCGATCAGTGGGTCTCCGGCTTCGTCGGTCATGGATGCGAGCCGGTCGTGCAGGTCGGCGTTTGGTCCCTTGCAGTCCATGACCAGGGGAGCGTGGTAGGTGTCGCAGATTCTCGTGATTTCGGCGGGTGCCATGCCGGTGCCGTCCAGGACTTCGAGCAGTTGCACGGTCACGGTGCCATCATGGTCGAGGATCGCGGCCGAGATGGACGTGTTCGTGGCATCCACATCGACGGCCGCGGCTATCACCACGGGTCGGCCGTCGATCCGGTCCGGCGTGATCGGCGTGGCCAACGTCGATTGCCATAGCTGGTCGGGGATGACGCGCTCGGCCACTCCGTTGTCTCGCCGGTTGCCGAAGGCGCGCGCCCAACCGGCCTCGTTGCCGGCGAACTGCTCACGGAAGTCGCGCAATTGGCGGATGTCCCAGAGCAGGCCGGCGGCGGGATGCCATTTCAGGATCGTCTGGAAGTCCTCGGGGTCGGCGTCGTCGGGGATGCCGAAATCGAACCAGCAGGTGCGTTTCGGCACGTTACCGGCGCGGAAGGAGTCGAGCAGGCCGTTGAGGAACGTGGAATCTGCCGTGCCTTCGGTCGAGGTTATCCAGATCTGGGGCTGGACGCCGGTGAAGTGCAGTCTCGTGTTCATGGTCGGTGCCATGCCGTCGAGGATCAGTTTGCCGGTCTCGTCGTCCAGGCTGAACGCCTCATCGATGGTGAACTTGTCCATCTGCGTGCCATGGCCGGCCACTTTGGTCACGGCCAGCGGGCAGATGAAGCTGCCGTTGCGGAAACGCTGCTCCATCCCGCCGTTGGAAAGCCTCGGCTTGAGGGCGAACGGCGCGAGCCTTGATTTTGAGAGCTGCTGCACGAAGTCCTTGAAATGTTTCTCGGCGTCCTTGCCGGTCTGCGCGAGGTAATAGATCTTCCGGTCTGGGCCGAGCAGAGCGTTGCGTGTGTCCTCGGTATCGATCAGCGTGCTCTTGCCGCACTGGCGCGGAGTGGAAAGTACCACACGGTCGTAATAGTACGTTCCGGTGGCAGGGTCGATTTCCCCGGCGACGTCGGCCACGTATCGCTGCCATGGCAGCAGCGGCTTGCCGAGCATCTCGGCAGTCCGTGCGACGATTGCGCCGTCGGTCGGCCGCGTTTCGTCGCGTTTCGTTCCGCCGCGCATGAGCATGGTCACAGTCCGGCCTTCGCGTCGGAGATGAAGTCGGTCAGCGTCGGGTCGAGCTGCGGCTGTTCCGGATACATCGCCTTGAGTTCCTGGAACCATGTGAGCAGTGATGTCATGTTGCGGCTGATCTCGCGTCCCTTGCTGTTCTGGATGTCGATGTTCCTGGCTATCGAGAGCATCGACTTGCAGATGTAGGTAGCCTCGGGCGTCAACGTCTTGCCGTCCACGAAGCTTTTGATGAGATTCATGGTCGCGGCTTCCTGCAATCCGGCGATGCCATACTGGTGTTCGTATTCCTCGAATCCTTCCAATATTCCTTGGTTCATGATGTGTTTTCCTTGGTTTTCCAACGTTTTCATGCTTTTTTGCATGGTTCTGGGGGGAGAAAAGACTTGGCGCGTGGTCTTTTGGGCGTCGACTGTTTAAAAAAGCGGGTCACCATCGCGGCCGAGCGGCCGGAGAGTCGCGGCGGAGTCCGAGAGCGAACGTGGAATCGGCCGGTGTCTCGATGACGTGCACATCGTAGTCCAATGCCAGCCATTCGGCCAGCATGTCGGGATGGCGGCGGGAGCGTGGCAGCGTGCGCACCAGCCACACGTCCAACGGCTCCGAGCTCTTGGCCAGCGTGCGGGCCGCGCCGTCCCATGCCATCGCGGCGGCGAGGCGCAGCCCGTCGGTCGCTTTGGATTGCGTCGGGCACAGGTCGCGCAGCAGACTGTCGAAGCTGACCACGATGCTGTCACGGCGGAGCATGGACTGCATGGCCATGCCGAAGTCTGCGCGTGGAGGTCCGATGACCGCGTGCAGGGTCGCGCCGTATCCGGACAGCACGCGGTCCTGGCGCATCGCGTTGCAATGCTTGCATGCGCGGCGCAGGTTGGCCACGGTGTCCCTGCCTCCGTGGCTGTACGGTACGATGTGGTCGTCCTCGGTCGCGGTGATGGAGCAGCCCGGCATGCCGAGCCAGCACCGGTTGCCGTATGTGGCGATGACCTTCGCTCTGATGCGTGGATCTACGGTCTGTCTTCTCATGCTTTGCCTTTCTCTCGTTGGGTGAGTATCCAGCCGTTCACGTCCTGTTCGGCGTACATGATCGAGTTGCCGATGCGGATTGGCGGCGGTCCGATGATCGGGATGGACTGCCGCCACCGGATCAGCGTGCGTTTGCTGACGTTTAGTCTGGTTGCGGCCTCGGTGGTGGTCAGCATGCTGATGCGGGTCATGCCGTGGCCTTGTCCCTGAGCAGCAGCGCGATCTGTTCGAGCTTCGCGGCGACAATCGGCCAGTCGGCCTTCGAGATGTCCGACCAGACCATGCGCGGCCCGTCCGGGCAGATGATGTTCTGGCCTATTTCCACGTCGCCGGGCTGTGGCCGGTCGTGGTCCTCGACTCCGAGCGAGATGTGAATCTGCGGTTTCAAAACAGTGGCTCACCTTCATATGCGGTTTGTGGTTTCGTCTGCGGCCGGTATGGCGTGTAGGCGGTTGCCCATTTACGGAAACTGCGGCAGTCGATGCGCCAGGTGCCGACACGGTACACCGGCAGCCCCTCATCTTTGAGGCTGAGCAGCGATGGCACGTTCGGCTCGCCGAGCGCCCGGCAGACCTGGAACAATTCGATGTCGGTGCGCCCGTTGTTCGCCGCGATGCGGTCCACAGCGTCGGCGAAGCCCTGCATGAGCATCCTGCGCGATTCCTCCGGATAGTGCAACACCTCGTGCAATGGCGGCTTAATCGATGACATAAGACCACATCCCGCACCATTTGGCCAGCGTCAACAGCAGAGACTCGGAATCGTACATCTTGCCGGCGGCGGGAGAACGGTAAACGGGAGCCGGCACGCCCTTCTCTCCGTAGGCCATTTTCAGAGCGGCCTGTAGCTGGTTGTCGTTCAATCCGGACGCTTGCATCAAAGACTGCCGCGAGGTGTTGGCCTTGCACCTGATGTTCTTATCGATCATCGGGAGAGCCATCCGCATCTGCGTCCTCAACTTGTCGGGGAACGTTGCCCTGCTCATTTCTCAATCTCCATTCATTCGTAGCTTTCGGTTGGTGAGCGCTTGAGAGGTCAAGACCTAGAATCTGCTGATGAAAAAACGCTCGGCCGAGATTCCCCGGCCGGGCCGTCAACAGATTCCAAAGGTCTTGCAGAACGTTTCGGTCGGAGCCGCGCCGTCGATAACAAGAGCGGCCGAAGCCGCCGGGAATGGTCCCCAATCAGGCCACGGCCGAAGCCGTCTATGGTCGCCCGATTCCGCCTTAATCGACGGCCTGAGAGGGTCGGGAGCTAAATTTCGTCTCGCAAATGGCGCGATAGCCACGCGCCTGGCGTTGCCGGTCGCTAATCCGGCTCAGCGGTGGCAGGGGTACGCCGTACGCCCCATATGCCGTTCGTTTTTGTCAGTCGTCGTCGGTGAGGAAATCACCCAGACGGACGATCGCGAGCACCAGCCCCAGCATGAACAACACGAAGGGGCTGAGCAGAATCAGAAGAACGGTCTTGATGAAACGTTTCACGTCAATCCTCGTTGAAGCATCGGTTGATCTGTTTCTCAAGATCGTCAAGCTCGTAGCCGTTGAACGGGACGCGCACGGTGATGCCTTCTTCCGTCTCAACGATCAGCTCGTAAAAACGTTGCCTGCTTTTCCTGTCCACACGTTTGACTGTGACGCTCATTCCTGGGCTCCTTCCCATTCACGGCGGGCACGCCTAGCGTGCGTCATCGCCTTGTTGATCGCGCCCTTCATCGTCTGAAGGTCGCCCATGTCCAAGCCATCGAAATCGAACGATCGTCCGGCCACCTTGATGCGGCAGGCGAAGCCGTAGGGATTGCCGCCGGTGCATTCCGACGGGTCGATGTCCTGCACCTGGAAGTAATTGCTGGTGCATTCCGGATTGAAAACGCTCATTTCACTGCTCCTTGATTCATGTAATCGCACAAACCAAACCTTTCAAACAACGAAGGAAGGAAGAACAATGAGTGACGAAAACACGTTCGATTTCGCCCTTTACTTGGGAACGACCACGCCGCTTACCATCACCGGTGCGACGGCCTCCACGGTCAGTGAGCTCTCCGAACGTATGAAGTCCGGCACCAGCTTCATCCAGACCGTCAGGTTTCCCGACATGAGCATCCATGCCATCACCATCAACCCCAAGGCAGTCCCGTGGTGGCAGATCGACGCTGGCGACGTCGTGCTTCCCATGCAGATCTTCTAACGCCGCTGGATCGTCGAGCGTGGCCGTGACACCACGCTTGACAATCGCGGCCTGCTCTGGCGTCAACGCCTGATTATGGATGTACACGGCGCGGGCGTTAAGGACGATGCAGCCCTCGCCGACAATCCTCACCGTTTCAGCCGATACGATGGCGACAGCACCCGAAGCGTCATGAATCAGCATCATTTCACCTCCAACGGAGCTCGCCCAAGGAGCACGTCAGATGCGACATTGAAATGTTCTGCCAGTGTGGCGATTTCTTCAGCGCTAAAGCTGATTCGTCCAGAGCATTTCTGAGACAAAGCAGACGGAGATATGCCGATGGTGCCAGCGATTTGTTTCAAAGACTCGCCGTTGAACCCAGCCAGACGTTTTACTATCTGACCGGAATTTAGCCCATCTAATTTCAAAGTAGACATAGCACATATAGATACACCGAGCTAATTTAGATGTCAAATCGGGAATGTTGAAAGTTGAAATATAAGTTAGCTAGGCTTAATATTGTTTGCATGACTACAGCAACATTAAGCCCGAAAACACAGAAGAAGACTAATGAAGGCAAGGGCGGTGGCCTTCAGGCAATCGTGACTCAGAATATGCGCATTGCGATGGCGATGCGTGGTGTATCGCAAAAGGACTTGGCGGCGGCAATGGGGTTCAATCCGTCTGCGATTTCGCAGAAGATGACGGGTCGTGTTCTGTGGAACCTTGAGGATATAGAAAAAGCCTCCGGTTTCTTCGATGTGAAACCGGAGGTGTTGGTAGCGGGGCATGGATTTGAACCATGGACCTCTGGGTTATGA